CCGTTTTTTCTAAACCATATGTCAATATCTTGTGGGGCATTAGTATCATTGGATAATTGAATACTAAACTGTATATTGTAGTAACCGGGATAAGTTACATAGATTTGAGAACTGCTTTGAACTCCCACCCCACTTGATATAGCCGTAGAATTTAAAGTTATAGGGTATGCAGTTGTTGTTGAAGCAGCGGTTTGATCGGTTGTGTCGTAAAAAGAACCTAGAGGTAATTGAACATATTGCCCACCATAAGAGCCAAAAAGGGCAAGCAAATTATTATTTAACCGATTAAAATAAAGACGTAAGACGTTATTAAACTGTTCTTGATAGCGCAAGTCATACTGTACCGGCGCAAGGGGTAAATTGGGTGAAGCAGGGTGTTGTATAAGACTCATCTTTTACCGTCGGGTCTAATATCAATTCGCGGTGCACCAAGTTGCCAAGTTGTACCCAAACCATCAGAAGATATTTCAATAATCATCTGCCGACCACGAATGCGGGTGTAAATTATATTGGTAAACTGTTCAATAACCGCTGTTGACGTTCTGGCAACTGCTTTAGCTGCCTCCGTATTAAATCCTGAACCCGATCCGTTCATACCGTACATAGTCATCGTAACTTGTGGTGTGGCGGCAGTTGACCCCTGAAATGTTAAATCCGGCACCATGCGCCATACAAACCCAAAGTTTTCTCCATCTTCAATATCAAACTCGGCAGACTCAATATAAGCCTCTATAGGCACTGGAGTTCCCGTAGTATTATCATCAACCCCAAACTCTTGATTAACTATATTGTAATTATATGTAGCTGCTTGTGGGTAATTACGTAACCCCGAGTCACTCCAAGCTGTGCGCCCAAGCGTACCGTAATACCAAATATCTTCAGCGTAGTTATAGACAACATACGCATCAATTGCTGTAGAATTTGCGGTGCAATAAAACCACCACACTTCGTTAAATGCTTCAATAGTACCGGAAAGTACTTGTTGATTTTGAGATAAATTAATATTACCAAATACATGTCTACGAAGATCACAACGTAGTGTTTGTACTCGTCCATCATAAACATAAAACTTATCAATACCCATCCAATAAATTTTACCGGATGCAATCATTGCAGCGTTTTGGCTAAGTATTGAAATATTATCCCCAAGTAACTGAGAACCCCATACATAAGGGGGGCCAAGATACTGAAGCGAATATATGGATGAATCAGTAAATACAACAATTTCTTGTCGGGCTTGTATAGCGCCAACAATTTGTGAACCATGTGAGAGCCTAAGAGATCCGGCCTGATTAGTAATTGCAGGTACCCAATCAACTACAGATTCTTGGGCTGACCAACGCACTAACATGGGATCAAGTGTCGCGCTACCATAATCAGTAGCGCCAAATAAAAGGACAAATCTAGAAGCGTCAGATATAAGAATATAATTTTGTAATGTCGGTACATCAACAAGTTCAGAGATACTTTGAATACCAGATTGTGAACCTGATGTATTAATTGCAGAACCTGTTAGAGTAGAAGAAAGATTAGCTGTAGCTCCATTAACATTACGCAAGTAATAAGTCGTACCCGCAGTCAATCCTGTCGGCAGTGCACCTGTGGTAGCAAGTTTAATTGCAGTGCCTTCTGCAAGAATGTTTGATAATGTAATAACACAAGGGGATGCTATGGTTAGTGTGACTGTACCGCCAAGTGTATTAACATTAACCCCGCGAGTATTTACTCCACTAGTTGCACTCCAGTAATACAGTGCGCCGCCACGAGGTCCAAATACTAAATCTTCGCCAAAATTATTAGCCGACCATAGACGTATATCTACAGTTGTACTAAGCCCATTACCCCATGTTCCAAGCCCCCAAGGTCCAGCTCCCCAACCAAAAAATGGTACTTGTATAGCTGGCCCTGTATTTATTTGATACGTAGCTACAACCGCAGAACCACCTGTAGCGCCAGCCGCTACAACAGAAGCCGTAGTGATTGAGTAAGAATTTGCGTCAATATAAGCTATTTGATATTCGGCATTAAGTAACGATGCATAAGTACCTGTAACACCGCTGAAAGTTACAAAATCATTTGTAACCGCTCCATGAGCTGTAGCAGTCACTACAACTGTAGTTGTACCATTACCTGTAAAAGGATTAGCGCCGAGGGTAACTACGGATCTAATGGGAGTAATATCATAATATGTGCCCCCACGTTCAATGTAATACTTTAAATTAGTTCCAACACTAATTAAATTTTGAAACCCTAATGTCACCCAGTTCCACAATGACCGGCATATACCCAAAAAAGTATTAGCAGAAATCTGCGCCCAACCACCAATTTTTTCTGGCGTTCCCTGACGAAACCTTACTTTGTCCGAAACATACCAACCATTTTCACTAGTGTACCTAGTGTTTTCTTTGTTTACTCCGGGCTTAAATAGTATTTTTTTAAGTGGCACGGTTCACCTCATCAATGCAGCTTCAGCCGCACGGCGGCGGGTAAGTCCGGGGAGGACACGACCTGCGGCTTTATTCCATCTAACGCACTCTGTAGCCGCACCATCCCAGTCCCCCGCATCAACCCGCTTTTTGAACGTGGAAACCCTATAGTTTCCTAAACCACAATTGTAGACCCAGCTTGTCACTGCGGCAATCCGTCGAGGGAGTGTGGTTTGAATCTTAGGTGAGAGCTTTAGTAAGCCGCGTGTAAAGTATTCAATATGGTGGTCAAGCGCATCCTCACATTGCTCAATTGTCCAAACCGTGCCGGGATTAATGTCAGGGCCGGTGGCCCCCCAACCGATTGTCCAAGGATGCCCTTTAGTTCCGGGGTCGGGATAGGCTTGCACCCGTCCATCAGGCAAACGCTTTGCCAAGCCTTCAAAAGGCTTGATGAGTACATCCTTGCAAAGCTTCTTCGCCTCATTCACCGCCGGACCTTTCATCTACTATCTTGTTTACTTGCTCCCACAAAGCCGTGATCTGCTTGTCGTAATTTTTCTCTAGGTAATCAACCCTGACTTTGAGTGTGACCGCATAAGCAGCAATACCGACCACCGCAACGCCGAGAAACCAAACTTTGGCAAGCGACTCGGCTATGGTTTCCATTACGATTTGTTGTACTTCTCTATGGACCGTCCTACAAACCAGAACGTAAGCATCATGTTCAGCATGGCAAAATCATCCTCGTCATAAGACTTCGTTAAAACCTCAGCCCAGTTAGCGTTGGTTTGGAAGGCAATCGTCAGGCCAGCAGCTTTGACAGCCACATATACCCCGAATGCAATCCAAGTAAGACCGGGGCGGGTAATAGCAGTGATAAAGCTAGCGAGCCAGCCAGCCTCTTTTGCGGTCTGGGCCTGCTCTTTAAATGCCTCTTTAATTGTGTCCATCTGCTGAATGCTGAAGTCCACATACTTCTCTTCCATCTTAAATTCGCCGCGCATCTTCTCCAGATCAGTCTGGAGCGTGAACATCTGTAGCTCGTGAGCGCGTTCGTTCTTTTTGTCAAGAAATTTAAGCACCTCCGGTGCAAGTCGGAAGATACCGCCAAAGATGGAGCCAAGTAAACCGCCGCCGAGAAGTTCAAACATTATTTCTTCCCCATCCGTTCGCGCTCTTCTAAGAGCCGGACTTTGACTTGAAGTTCATTGATCAGCGTCATCAACTGCTCTTTTTGCAAGGCACGTTTTTCTGCGCTGATGGGACTGTCAGTCGGCACACCTTCTTTGGTAATAAGGGCAGGCATGTTGCCTTCTATCTTGGTGAGCCGCGTGGAAAAGTCTGCAACCTGACCAAGCAGCCAAGCGAGCGAAGCCACAATCACTGGAATAACTGCTTTTAAAACGTCTGCCCAATTCATTTATCCCTCCACAATCACTGCGGTGTCGGTATCAGAAAACCAAAGCATCTTACCCCGGCAAGCAATGTTGTAGTCCTGACCGTTGGCATCCAATTCGCTCCAAGTCGGCACTCGGATTTGCAAGTGCCGTGCAAGGTGTTCCCGCCCATTCTCAAAGACTCGCCACACATGCTCTACGGTTCCTCGTCCTGGTTGCCCTCGGCTTTTGTTAAACCGAATTTTGTAATGTTTCACTCAGGACGAGTAGGCCAATTAATACTGTCAGGAAATCCTGTTTGCAGTCGAATCTCACGTAACCCACGACGATACTCAATCCACGCAGCTTTATCGCCAGCCGTCATAGGTACATCAGGCAGCATAGACCAATCCGATTCTTGCAGCATTTGTTTAGCACGATCCCACTCAAGCTGCGCTTTGGTTGCTTCTGCCGGGGGCGGGGGTGCTTCACCAACCTGAACCCAACCTTGGTCGTTATAGGCTTCACCCAACCAAGACAAATCACCAAGCCTGTCGGCAAAACCCTGAAGACCAAAGATCGGCCCCCAGTTTTCAGGCAGTGGCTGCGGCTCGTTTAGTGCTTCGCCGGTTGACAGTTTTTTTAGTTGCCACAGGCTCATTTTGTTTCCTTTCAAAATTTAACCCAGGTTGTTGCTCTGGAGGAGGTAGCAGTAGACCTTGAGTAATCAACTGATGTTCTTGCGTATCTATGTCGTTATTCCATTGCCTCCAACTAGCAAAATCTTTTCTTGGTTTAATACCTATATGACACCCAATATTTGCTGCCAACTGGTTTATAAATTCAACAACTTCGACAGGCTGCATAAGAACCCATAAATGATTACCGTCATGCCCCCTCATTGAAATTTCTGTAACCCCACCAAAAGCTGTTCCAACATTAATAGATCTAGCTCTTGACTGCTCTGCTTTCAGTGATTTAATTTGTAGTTCTAAATTTGCTTTTTTAGCTTCTTTTTCAAAAGTTTTCATTGCGGATTCCACGATACGACAACTTGTCCACTAGAGGCTACCGTAATTGGGTAACTAGAACCACCTGTTACTGATACACAGTTAAAAGAAGTGGTATTTGCTGCGCTGCCCGGATTACCAGCGTTACCAGGATTTCCAAGACTTCCTCTACCGCCCCCGCCGCCACCTCCACCAAAATAAGGAGCATTGTAACCCCCACCTCCACCACCTCCACCAGCTCCTGGTAAGCTTGCCGAAGTGCCAGGAGTTCCAGTTGGATTACCTACAAACCCACCACCCGGCCCCCCTCCAGGATTACCCCCTGGAACGCCAGTAGCAGGGTTACATAAGCCAGCACCGCCACCACTAACTGACCCACCTGGGTTACCTGCAAGGCCAGGATTACTCCCATCAATTAGGCCGCAAGGGTAACAAGGATTTCCGGGTAGATAATAATAGGAATAATTACCAGGAGTTCCACTATTACCACTTACCCCTTGTGTGCCACCAGTGCCGCCATTACCACCAGCACCACCTGGAAAAGTTTTACAGATACCCGAAGAAGAAGTTCCTGTATTCCCCGCCGTGCCTGGGTTTCCAGCGCCGCTTGCTGCTCCACCAGAACCAGCATTTCCCCCATTATTACCACTAGAGTTCCCACTTGAATTAATTGTATAAGCCCCACCACCTGAGCCGCCATTACCACCAGCACCACGCCCGCCAGTATTACCTGAATTTCCAGCATTACCAGGAGCACCTTTACCTGTCATATTAACTTTTGTAATACCAGCAGGGGCTGTAAATGTGCCTGATACGTTAAAAGTTTGACAACCTCCAGGGGTAATTGATACACCACCAAACATTGTTACTTTTGGCGTTCCTGCTGGCATATTAACCTCCTACTTTAATCAAAATAAAACCAGCCAGTAACTACATATTTGCTACGCTGCCCAAACACGGTGTTTCCACGATGTGTATGAGTAAACGAAGCAGGCCATAAAATCATTTGGTTTTCAGTGGGACGAAAGCGTTGTTGCTGGTACAAAAATTCAGTTTCCCCCGCTTCTTCAGGAAGTAGTGAATTTAAATACAGCATATAAACTAGCACTCGCCCTGCATGATCCCCGTTGCCTTGCTCGCCATGCCACACATGATAACCCCCACCGGGGGGAGTACGCTGCATTTTCATTACATCAGCGCGTATTTTTCCTTCTTTAAGGCTAGAAAATCTAGGTGTGTATTCATCGTAACAAACTTGAAGACCGTCAAAAAACATAGGTACTATGCGTTTGTCTTGAAAGTCGTTAGTGCTGTGGCCTCGTAAATCTAAACCAATTTGGTAATCATTTTTCTTAGATTCTGACGCTTTTTCTGACTGCCAACGATTGGAGCCAGCACTATCTTTTTCTAGACGATCAAACTCTTTAATTAAATGCTGACAGTACCCTTCAGGGTACACATCGTTGTAAATACCAATGAATCCGTTGTACTCAATATTCATCGAAATGCTGGTCCTGAAAGCCATGCCACAAGACTTTGACGACTGCCTTGCGTCACGGGTGTTACTTGATGGAGTTGATAGGAAGGGAAAACAGCGATAAGCCCGCGCTGTTTCCGTACATTTGTTGGCTGACCACCCGTCATTACTTGAAGATTACCGCCTTCATACTGAGAGGGGTCAGTCAATTGAAGCACCGCTGAAAGCTTTCTACTCACGCTTCGCTTGCCACCGTAATCTTGATGCCAACCATACATACCATTTTCAGACTGATCATAGTTTGTAAGCTGCAAAGGCTCGCCAAACCCTGTCAGATCAAACCGATAAAACTGTGAGTTAAGCGACGAAATAGCATGAGCCAATTTATCAAACACCCAACGCGTTTCGTCATTACAGCCTATCCATGAAATATGAGAACGCCTAATTTTTGCCAAATGCTCTGCATCGGGATTACCACCAACCTGCGCTCTTTGATCAGCTTTAATGGCTCGCTCTTGTAGCCAATCAAGTTCCTTGTCATTAAAAGAACCTTCCCACCAAGCAAAAGGCTCAAGCGGCTCGGCGTAAGGTGTTAGCATGTATTGCATTATTTAACTCAATTGCTCAACCAAATTTGAATTAAATTTTTCAAACGAATTGCATCTAAGTGGTTGATCGTTGAAAGACGGCTTTGTATTATGAGAAATAATAAAGTGAATGCTTTTGGCAGGCTTGTCAGACATATTGGGTGTAAGTTGGTGCTGCATCCATGAATTAGCTAGCAATACTGTGCCAGGGATGATGTTGTTGAAATGAACGGCTGAAGTTGCGTTAGTCACTTCATTCTTTTGAGTGTAATCAAGCTCAACCATTTGCTTGTTAGCGCGAGTGTCATAAAAGACAGGATACGAGCCACCTTCAGGAGTCTCTAAAAAAAACCAGCCGCAAATCTGACTGTTCTTATGTACATGCACATTCGTGCCGCCATGCCCTCTGACTTCCTGTCCCCACAATCCTGAAACATAAAGTTCGTAACGATCCATGGCATAGCCTTGACCTGCCAAGATGTCATGGCTGGTTGACAGCAAATAGTCCGTTAAAAACTTCATCTCAGGATCGTTACCCATATGACCTGTCTGGCACATGGCACCCTGACTGGCTTGCGCGTCAAAGTATTTTTGAGACACTCTTAACGCATAATCAACCCACTCAGGATGCTCATCGCGGTAGACGATGGCAGGGAAGTATGCAAAGCCCTGAATCATCCGTTGATGTAAGACACAAGCGTTTGAGCAAAAGCCTGAATATCAGCCGCTGATACATCACGAGCGTCCACAGGCTTGCTGCGAGCATTCTCAATCAGCGTTTCTTTTGCCAAACGGACTGCCTCAAGCTTTGCACGAGCAGCCTCGGCTTGCATTTGATTAGCATGTCGTGCGTTCTCAAGGGCCAACTGAATGTCTACTTGTGCTTGCTGTTCTGCGGTTAAAGCCATTTTCTTACTCCTATTAAGCTGTCATATTTTTCATGGCAATATTGCCATACCAAGTCGTCCCGCCGTCCGGCGTGAAGAAGACCCAAATATCAATTGCATTAGCTGTCGTTGTACGAGACAAGGATGCTGCGCCACCAGGGAACTTAAACGAACCGCCAGCCCACGCTACTGTACGACCTGCGGTTCCATCATTGGTTAGGATAAGTGTAAATGAAGATGCCCCAGAAGACACGGGATAACGCAATGTAATCGTTGCATTTCCTGTCAGCGTTGCCGTGAATACACCACCACTAACGACATCCAGATTTATTGCCGTGCCTGTGTTACCAAGCGCCACAACTGTGTCAGCATAACCAATTGATTTGATGTACGTGCCCGACGTTACCGCAGCCGAAGTAGATAAAAGACTTGACGAGGAAATAGCTGTACTCGCGCCACCACCAAGCAAAACATTATTAGCTGTTAATGTACCTGACTGTGTAACCAAACCCCCGCTGGTGTTGACTGCATTACCAACGGCTGTAACAACACCTGTGCCTGTGGTTGTTGTGGCCGGAGCAACACCTGCGCCACCACCTAAAACAATTGCACTTGCTGCAAGAGCACCAGAAGAAGCAAGCGTACCGGCAGCGGAATAATATAAAATACCGCCGGAAGTACCTGAAGTTAATCCAGTGCCCCCACGAGCTACAGGAACCGTTGGGCCGATAGTGCCAACTAATTCATAATCACCCGATACAGCGTTATAGGTAACTGTACAAGCTTGATTTGTACCTAAAGTTACCCCAGAGTTAGCCCCTGCTCTAATCTGAACTGTATACGTAGCGTTTCTATTAACAACGTGATACGTACGGTTTGACGAAGGCGCAGTAATAACAACATTAGCTGCTACGCCAGCCGCAGGGACTACAAGCGTTCTGTATTGCGCTGTGGTTGCCCCAATGTTTGTTACAGAAGAAGTACCTGCTGTATTAGCTAAAGTCGTAGAAGATGTGATACTTAACGCCCCAGCTATTGAAATATCTAGATACTGAGTAAGTCCGTTATTAGTAACATCCCCCCAAAGACCTGATTCTGATCCTGTGGTTATAATAGGTAGGGATAATAAAGATGTAGGGGTATAAGCCATTATTTACCTCATTCTGTTTCTACCAGAACCCAGTTTGCATTTTGATAGTCGTCAATTAGACTCCAGTACAACACACCAAGAGTACCAACATTACCCGAAGCACCAACTCCGCTAAAAGAAATTACGTTAGGGAAACTTTGAATAGCACCTGTGGAATTTACACCTGTTAGCGCTTCGCTACGTACTACTGTTAAAGACTGAACTGCCCCGGAAGCACTTACACCTGATAAAGTAGGGCCGTGCCCAACTATTACATTACCTACATCTCCAGCAGATGAAACCCCGGACAAACTAACTGTAATTGTAACGCTAGCTGACCCCGTTTGTCCACTAGCTTGTACTCCCGTAATAGGAGCAGGTATAGTAAAAGCTACATTACCGGCAGCACCAGAAGCGGCTACACCAGTAAGCTCAGCAGCGTAAGAAAAATTAGTGTTGCCAACTGCCCCAGTGGAAAGAACACCAGAAAGAGTTGGGGATGTGGTAGAGATGACGTTGCCTACTAAACCATCAGCAGCAACGCCGGAAAGGGGTACAGCTATAATTAAATTAACAGAGCCAACATTCCCCGTGGCAACTACACCATCTTCAACAGGGTTTATTTCTCCAGTTACATCACCAACTGCACCTGTAGCCCCAACACCTGTCAAAGAAATTTGACGTTCACCAACTGCTACATTTCCAACTGCGCCTGTGGCATCAACACCTTGAAGTTGGAAGTTAAATACAACATCACCCACCGCACCAGACGC